CTGATTTATTCTTCATCTACTTACAGTATTGATGAAGGAGAAGATGTAAGAGCAGATCAAGGGAGTGACGAAGGAGCTATTGTTAATCCAGCTGTGGGCTCTATTATATTTAACGATGCTGATTATATTAATACCCCAAAAGATAGCCTTTACACAGCCACAGGTAGAGGTTTAGGATTTAGGGGAATCACTTTAGCCACAGTTATTAAAAGTAATACTGCGGTGAAAGAAGGAATCCAAAATTTTCCAGGTGTAGATGCAAATGAGGGCTCCAATTATACAGCCGCGGTAATTATGTATAATTTAGATAGACTTGTAGCTTATTGTATAGATCCTTTATTAGATAGATACCCTAATTTAATAATAAGTTCAGGATTAAGAGTTAGAAAATTAAATGTAGCTATAGGAGGAGCAATAAATTCAGAACATAGATTAGGTAGAGCTATAGATTTACAAGTACCTGGGGTACTTACCTATGAAATTTTTAATTATATAGTTAATAATAATATTCCTTACAACCAATTAATCTGGGAATTCCCTGAAAGAGGTAATAGGTCATGGATTCATATTAGTTATCATGATGGTAATAATAAATTTAATAGAACTATTGCTTCTAAAAATCCTAGTTTAAAAAAGGCTTTAGAAAATAATTATAATGGGATAAATTTTAATGGTGGTACTTATGCCCAAAATATAGAAATTACTAATGTCCCTGACCATAGAACTTTAACATAATGGCAACTAATTTTATACAAGAAGATCAATATGTAGGTAAACAAATATTAATTGATAGTGATCGATTAGTATTTAATGGCCGCGATGATAGTGTTTTTTCTGCTAAAAACTTATTTGTATTTAAAACAGATGGGGAATTCCATGTTAATAGTAGAAATGATGTTTTTATAAATGGATCTAAAGTTTATATAGGGCCTATTGAAAATGGTAAAGATGTAAATATACCTGCTGTCAGAAGTAGAGAATTAAAATTAATTTTAGAAGATTTAATAGGAGCTTTAGAAATGTTTTTTAGAGTTCAATACCCACAAACATCTGGTTTACAAGGTCCTAATCCAGGCATTAATAGTAGTTTAAATAAAACTATATTAAAAGATTTAGCAAAAGTTAAATCTAGATTAAACGATATAGATAGTGAAAAAGTATTTATTAAATGATAAATAAATTAGTAAATAGTGTATTAAATCAAGCCTCTTTTGCTCTTTCTGATTCAAAGGATAAAATTTTGGCTGCTTCTAAAAAACGAGCTCAAGAAGAAGCAGGAAATTTAACTGATAAAATTCCCTCACCTCAAGATTTTAAAAACCAACTGCAGGGGTTAGCTTTAGATTCTCCTAATTCTTTACAAAAAGTTGAACAAGTTTATAACAAAAATAAAAATCTTTTAGAAAAATCTATAAATAAATTAGAAAGAAATAAAGAAGAACTACAGGCAATTAAAGATAAATTATCTTCTATAAGAGAAAGATTTAATACCTTAGAAGAAATTTTAAATCCAATTAAAGATATTATAGGATATATTCGTGATTTATTACCTGCTCTTGATTTAATATTAGCAACTCAGGTAACTCCTACTATTAGTGGTGCTATAGTAGGTAAAATTATAGAACTTAAAAAAGATTTTAAGGATAAAATTATAAATGTTGATAATACTATATCTAGCATACCTGATGCTACAAATTATTTTAATCAAGAAATAGAAACATTAGATACTCCTTTAACTTTAGGAATTACAAATATTCAGCTTGCAATTGATCAATTAAAATTATTATTAGACCAATTAAATACTATATATAGTAATTTTATTTTATCTCTTAATATCCCTGATTCTACAACAGGCGATAATACAGGAGAAACTAATAATGTTTTAGGAGGAACTACATTACAAGAATATTTATCTAACCCTGATAATCTAAACACAATAATTTCAACAGTAATTATTCCTACTACTAAAATTTATTTTGAAAGAAGAGATAATGGTCCCGGTACTGAACTACGCCAAACAGGTATAATAGAAATACCAATAAACTAAAATAATTTATATTTATTAAAAACTAATAGCAATGAAATTAAGCGCATTCGAACAAATTATTAGAAAAGTTGTACGTGAAGAAATCGATTACGCGTTAAGACGTGAGATAACAGCTTTAAAGGAAGAACTTTCAAATAACAAACCTGTTATTAAAGAAACTAAAAAATTAGAAAATGAATCTCTTAAAGAAGATTTTAGATCTAAAATAAGATCACAAATGCCTTCTTTTAATAGTGGAAATCCTACTTTAGATTCATTATTATCGGAAACGGCTTTAGCACCTACTCCTGAAGAAACTTATGTTACTAATGATCCTGTAAGTCAATTTATAAACAGAGATTATAGTGAGATTATGGGGGCTATAGATAAAAAGAAAAATTTTAGACCTTAATGGCAATTAAACTTAGAAAATCTATTAAAATTGATCCTGTCGATATAGATGAAAAAGTCGCAGTAGGGATAAAACTACCTTTTAATAGAAAAAAAATATTTGATCTTGATTATACTACTAAAGATCATGCTCGATCTAAATTAATTAATGTTTTATTAACATCCCCAGGAGAACGTCTTCATCATCCTAATTTTGGAGCCGGATTAAAAAACAGACTTTTCCAACAAAATACCCCTATAGCAGGAGATGAATTAAGATCTATAGTAACTCCACAAGTTGAAAGATATGTTCCTGAAATTACTATAAAAAATATAGCTTTAAGAGATGGAGGTCTCCAAGGACATATCCTATATGTTACAGTTAATTATAGTTTAAATAATAATGATGAAGAGGATTCAGTAAGTTTAAGCTTTACTAATGAAAATTTTAATAACGAAGTATAATGGCATACTCTACAGCAGTTAATAATACAAAACCCGTAAGGTATTTAGATAAAGATTTTAATGATTTTAAAAATGCCTTAATTAATATGGCAGAGGTATATTACCCTGACTTATTAAATGACTTTACAGAAGGTAGTCCTGGTACTATGTTTATTGAAATGGCATCATATATCGGTGATGTTCTTTCGTTTTACACAGATGCTCAAATTCAAGAAGTATTTTTACAATACGCTCAAGAAAGAGAAAACTTGTATGCTTTAGCTTATAATTTAGGATATGTTCCTGCTGTTACTACACCTGCTGTTGTAGACTTAGAATTATTCCAACAGATTCCTGCTAATGATGCTGGATTACCTGATTGGGATTATGCTTATAAAGTAAGAAAAAATTCAGACTTTTTACCCAATAATAATAGTGGAGTTAGATATCTTATACAAGAAGATGTAGATTTTTCTTTTTCTTCTTCCGCTGATCCTACTGAACAAACAATTTATTCTTTAGCACCTGGTACTACACAACCCGATTATTTTTTATTAAAGAAAAGAGTTAAAGCTATTAGTGCGGAGGCAAAGACTATTACTTTTAATATAGCAGGGGCTGAGAGATTTAAGACTTTATCTTTAGATGACACTAATATAATTGGAATCCAATCAATCACAGATTCAGAAGGTAATACTTGGACTGAAGTACCTTACCTAGCACAAGAAACAGTTTTCGAACAAGTTCCTAATAATGAAGCTTATGATCCTGAGTTACCACAATATAATGGACAAGTTCCTTATTTATTAAGGACTAAAAAAGTATCTAAAAGATTTACAACAAGATTTAGGTCTAATAAAAAATTAGAGATTCATTTTGGAGCTGGTTCAACAGGTGGGGATGATACTTCAATTATTCCTAATCCCGATAATGTTGGGTTAGGTATTAGAGATGGAAGATCATTATTAGATGTTGCTTATGATCCTTCTAATTTTTTATATACTAAAGCCTATGGTGAAGCTCCTTCCAATACTACTTTAACAGTTACTTATTTAGTAGGAGGAGGAGTCCAAGCTAACACTAATGCTAATACAATTAATAGAATAGGAAACGTAACTATAACTCCTCGAAAAGGAAATTTGGATTCTGATACTTTAGATGATGCTATTACTTCTTTAGCTTGTACTAATCCATCCCCTGCTTTGGGTGGGGGGCCAGGTGATTCTGCTCAAGATATTCGTCTTAATACTATGGCACAGTTTGCTGCTCAAAAACGAACTGTAACTAAAGAAGACTACATATTCAGAACTTTATCAATGCCTGTGCAATTTGGTAATATAGCTAAAGCTTATATTGCTCAAGATAATCAAATTTCGCTAGAAACTAGTAAACGTATTGCTAACCCTAATGCTCTTAATTTATATGTTTTAGGATATGATTTAAATAAAAAATTAACAACATTACCTAATGCAGCTAAAATAAATCTAGCAACATATCTAGAACAATATCGTATGTTAACAGATGCTATTAATATAAAAAACGCATCTGTTTTAAATTTTCAAGTTAATTTTAACATAAGTGTTAAACCAGGTTTTAATAACGAAAATGTTTTAATTAGATGTATTAATAGGTTAAAAGACTTTTTTAAAGTAGATAATTGGCAAATTAACCAACCTATTATTAAAGGTGACGTATCAAATATTTTATATAATGTAGATGGGGTTCAAAATGTTTCTAAGATAGAATTTATAAACAAATATGGAACTAATAGTGGTTACTCACAATTTAAATATAATTTTGAGGCCGCTACTCGAAATGACGTAATTTACCCACCAGTAGATCCTGCTATATTTGAGTTAAAATATCCTAATAATGATATAATAGGCAGAGTAAACAGATAACATTATGGCACATTATTTTTTATTTCCCGAAAAAGACGCTACAATATACTCTCATCCACTTAATGCCTCTCTTAACACAGGTATTGATGAAGTATTAACTTTAAGAGATATTGAATCCAGCACAGATACTAATTATTACCCTAGCAGGATATTAATCCAATTTAATACTACTGAACTTGTTAATACTATTAATAACAAAGTAGGTGATAAAACAATTGTAACTGCTAGTTTAAAATTATGGCAAACTGAACATAGAGAATTAAATGTTGATCAACATTTAGAAGTATATCCTTTAGCAGAAAGTTGGGTAAATGGCACTGGCAGATTAGGCAATACTCCTCAAATTACTGATGGAGTATCTTGGTTATACCGCGATGGAAGTGACAATGCGATCAAATATAATGCTTTTGGAACTTATTGGGGTACTGCCAGTTTATCTGCGGGTACTACCGGAAGCTGGACAACAGACGCACCTGGAGGGGGTATTTGGTACACTGGTTCAGGATTTGAAATAACTAGAAGTTATGGATTTAATGACGATTTAGATATATCTTTAGATGTTACTACACCTATATTAAAATATTATAGTGCTAGTAATGATTCTGCGGTTTATCCTGATGGTATTACTAATAATGGTTTTATAATTAAACGTTCTAGTTCTCAAGAATTTACCGCTATTGATGATGGAGAGTTAAATTTTTTCTCTATGGATACTCATACTATTTATCCACCTTATTTGGATATAGCGTGGGATGATTCAGATTATGATACCAATTCAGCCACTAATGATGTTGTATTAAGTTCGGGTCAAATATTTGTTACTTTAAGGAATAATAAAGGAAGTTATAAAACTATAGAAGAACCTAAATTTAGATTAAATGTTAGAGAGTTATATCCTACACGTACATTTGTTACTACTTCTAATTATTTGAATACTAAGTATTTTACTAGTGAATCTTATTATTCTTTGGTAGATTATGCTACTGAAGAAACAGTTATTCCCTTTGGACCTACTTCTAAGTTAAGTGCTGATTCAGAAGGAATGTATTTTAAATTGTATATGAACGGATTGCAAGAAGAAAGATACTATAAATTATTATTTAAACACGAAAATAATGATGGTATCACTGTTTATGATGATAATTACTACTTTAAAATAGTTAAATCCTAATGGCTAAAGCACCTACATATGGAAATACTAGAATAGATTTGGCACAACCCTCTGTAAAACCTAGGGTAATGCCTAAACCTATTATTGATGAAGAAAATGCTATACCTGACAAATACCAAGGGGATATAATTTTTAATAAAGCTATTTACAGTAGAGTTGATTTTAATAAAAAAATCAACGCTGAATTTAGTGAATTAAATAATGTACAACCCCCCATTAATATTGAAGAGTTTTTTAATT